TATCACCATGTAGCGTATGGCCAGTCATCGTGCCACCAGCTTTAGGTAGCGCAGCGTTAGCAACAACAACCGTAGCAGCTACAGCGTCAGCGTTAACCTTCATCTGCGTGTCTACTAAGTCCATGTCTGTATTGACTTTAGTTCCCCACGTATCTTCTGATGCGCCTACTTCTGGTTTGGTTAAACCATAGTTAGTTGTAGTTGTGTCTGCCATTGCTCTATCCTATTCGTTGATCTGGTTGCATTATACTATAAATTCGTCCAAGTCGCGCTATCACTAGGTAACGCATTCCAGACAGCCGAATCTACCGCCAAGCCTGTGTAAGTTGATGTGTCTACAGCGCTCGCTACCCATGTTGCGCTATCAAGTGGCAAGTCGTCCCATACAGCAGAGTCTGCTGGTATAGGCTCGTATTTATGCCGTCCTGTCGCTGTCATACTAGATGCAGCGTTAATGGTTGCTGAGGTAGCTAATTTAGCCGTACCGTTAGCTGTGACACTAGATGTGGTGTCAATACTAGCACTACCTGATAGAACCATCGCACCAACGGCATCAACCGTAGATACCGCACTAATGGTAGCGTTAGCCTGTAATACTATCGTACCAGCCGCTACAATCGTACTAGCCGCAGTTATTGACGCTATACCGCTAGCGCATATCTGACCAGTAGCCGTAACCGTAGAAGCAGCCGTTAGGTTAGCAGATGCTTGGTAGATTATCTGACCTGACGCTACAACCGTAGAACTAGCAGATACGACAGCCTCACCTTGCTGGATTAGCTGACCAGTAGCCGTTGCAGATGATGCGGCACTAATAGCTGCAATAGCGTCTACATAGGCAGCTTGCCCATAGATGTTAACGCCAAAATTAGCTGCACCATAACCATTCATTATTAAGCTAGGGTTATGTCGAATTCACCAGCTTGGAATCGGAATACGTCACCACTGGCAATCGCCTTACTAGCCGTTAGAGCTGTCTGGGCAAGCATATTACCGCCTGAAGAAGCATCCAATACAGCCGTATGGGTAATCGTACCCCAGCTAGCTGAAGCCGTTGGAAACTCTACAGCAGAGGTATTATCCATAGTGCCAGAGGCTGAAGCATCAAAAGCCATTGATTGACGGGCATATGAGCCGCCTGAGACTTCTGTACCTGTACCACCAACGCCAGTAGCTGAAGTGTAAAGACCGACATAGACAGTCGTAGGCGCTGTATAAGCCGCATTACGAAACGCATGGTCTAGTAGTTCATTTTGTAGGAATGTAGTAAATGCCATGTTAATAAGCCCTAATGTTTAAGCGTAGACCAGAGCCTGACGCTGTTGATTTACTGCTTGCGTCATTAACTCGCTCTACAGCCGATGTGTACAAAGCAGCCCATGTTTGGGCGCGTTGGTCTTCTTTTAAGTAAGGTGCTGAGTGTAGTAAAGCACCGTATAGGTAAACGTCTGGGTAATGCGTTAACAACCAGTTAGTCGTGGCACTATCCGTTAGAGTAGGAACCTTAGCGTAGTAGTTCAACACTGAGCTATACGCACTATCTGGGGTAGGCATGACTTCAAACTGACCTGCGCTATGACCATAGAAGCTGGGGATACCTGTGGAGTCATCCCGATTAGCTCTCATTGCCTGTATTTCAGCGCGTGATAAATATCGTAGGTCAGTCGTACCGTCAGTTTCCAAATGAAACCTAATAGTAGCCAACCAATCGCTAGGTATCCCAGTAAACTGGCTATCCACCGTTGTTTCAGAGCGTGTCTCCATACGCCAGTGGCGTACCTCGTTACTGATAGACGACTCTGCCAAGGCAATGAAGTCTGGAATAGTAGCCGTTAGGTCATCGCGGTTTAAGAAGTTAGCGATTGAAGCCTGTAGCTCTGCGTATGTTGAAATTGCCATTATATTACCTTAATAGTCCTAATCCAGCCCTGCCAAACTTACTTATGGCCTGTCCTGCAACTGGGACAAACTCAGCAGCGCCTAAAATACTATAGAGCAAACCTTCTAATGTACTGCCCTCGTCACGCAATTGCTTACCTTCACGCATTGTATCAGCACCGCCAACTGGTGAGAAGTCTAGTATACCACCAAGTGACTGCGCTCTGCGATTCCTTGATGCTTGGTTGCCGTCCATCTGTTCTGCCATCGCATTAGCTGTCTTAGAACTATACGTCTGTGGCGTGGCTTCAATGGTACTTCCATCAATGTCTGCTTGTGAGGCAATGTTAGATAGTATTGACATATTCTCTGGACTAAATAGCTGCTCTAGTGGCATTGCCTTAGCGTCTTCTGTCGTAAGTCCAAGCAAACCTAACAAGCCAGCACCTGTCATGGCTACTGGATTAGATGCGAGTATGTTAGTTGAATCCAACTGGTCTGGATCAAATGCGGCACTAAGTAATGATCTTGCTTTTGTACCATCATTAATAGCCATCACCTGACCGCCAGTTTTCTGGAACTGGTTAGACCATTCTCTAGGCGTAGAGCCTGAGTTAAATATAGCAGCAGACATGGATGATGGATTAGGGCCAACATCAACCACGTTGTCGATAATAGTTCCTGACGCACCCCTAGTAGCAGCACCCCTTGCTAACATATCAGTGTTGACTAACCTACCATCATAAAGCGCTGCTGTTGGATCATACCCATCTGTATCGAGAATCTTCTTACCATCTGGGCCGTATACGTCTGGTTGCCATATACTTCCCCAGTTATTAGCCTTAGCGTCTGTACGCTCAAAGTTACGGGTATCTACCAGCAATGGGTACGATGTAGGCGATCTACCCATGCCTCTAGCATAGCTTTGAGACATATGAGGCTGCTTACCTGAAGCAAACGTACCTGTAGGTGCTGCTGAATTTTCATTCCAACCAAGATCTAAGTTTGAGTCTAGGTTTAATATACCTTGATCTGAACTGCCATCAATAGGCATACCGTCAGCATCAATACGAACTGCGTCATTGCCTACATGATACGCTACCTCAGTCTTACCTTGCTCTGTAGCCCTAGCCATACGACTAGCCTGATCCATAGGCAATTCACCAGTAGCAATCTTCATCGCTGTAGACTCTGGGAATCCTGATTGGATTAGGCGCTTGGCAACACTGGCAACACCAGCCTCACTATCGTCACTAGAAGACATTGCTAATAGTCCTAGCCCTGTAGCAGCGACTGTTACATAGCCGTTAGCGTCAATCTTAAAGCCTTGATCTGATAGGTCGCGTAGTAGCTTCTCGTCTATGATGCCACCGAATGGCCCCATTTCCAAAGCCCTGCGCTGGTTGTCTCTTGTTGATAGGTAGTCTGGGCCTTGTGGCCCTTCTTTAAACTCACCCTTCCTAGCCTTATTTTGGTACGTTCCCCTAGCTAGTTTACGTGCGTTTATATCAAATATGGTAGGAATGTCTTCGCCCTGATCCAGTACGCCCTTAGCTGATCCACGTACACCCATGCCGTATGTGGCATTACCACCTGCAGGGTTTAGTCCAGCGTCAACGTCAAATAGGCCAACATTCTGGAAGCTGCCATCAATCTTCTTTAACTGGTTAGGGTCTGCTACTGCAAGTCGGGCCTGAGCCTGAGTAATACTACCCTTATTGCGGTAGTTTACGTCCATGTCCTTCATAATAAGCTTGCGCTTCTTGTCAGGTATTGTCCCCCACTGCTTCATCATGTCTGGGTTATCAAGCCCTACCCAATCTGGCAAGATACTTTCAATTGACTTGTTTAGCTTTTTCTTCGGGCCTTTAGCCATGTACTTACTGGCAAACGATAGCATCGCCTGACCTGTCATGTGAGCAAAGTCACCACCACTAGGAGTCATACTCCACGGCATGAACAATGGGTCTACTCCATACTCAGCCTTTAATTCTTGCGCTGCCTTGAGCATACCATTGGTTGGCCCACCTACGCCTGATGCCCACATATCTGGGTCATACTGCATAAACTCTTGACCGCCATGAAGAATAACCTGCTGGTCTAGTGGCTTACCACCTATGCCAGTTAGTATCTTATTTCCTGCAGTACGGTCTGCCATTGTGGATAAGTACGGCATACCTTCAAGGTCTTGGAATGACAGTCGTTCTAGTTCGCGTGGAGGTAGGATTAACTCTGTGTCAGGTAGATATACTGGTGCTTGATTCTGCACGTTAGGGTCGCGGTAAAAGCGTCTATCAAACGAGTCTTCAGCAAAGCGTCTTAGCTCGTCAAAGCCATCACCTAGTAAACCTGCGCCTTTCTTAACACCTTCAACTAATGCTCTTGCCTTTGCCATTAGAGAAAATAGCCTTTCTTAGCTGGCTTCTTCGTAGGCTTCTTAACAGGCTTTTTGACTTTCTTGGCTTTCATGGCAAACCTCACAATAGTTATGGCCCGATTATACCACGATTATGCTACGCCTTTCATATTCCGCTTAATGGCCTTACGATCCTTGCGCTTAGACTTACCTAAGTCACCTGCAGCGAATGCCTGTGCCATCTGTCGTAATGCGTCAGCAGCCTCTGAATGACCTTCAGACTTGTCTGGTATGTGCGTCCACCTACCCTCGCTGTTAGACCATTTACGTCTATACGCCTTGAGATGCTCTAGGCCAGCATTACAGGTTGTTGGGTCAATACTTATGTAGGGCCACATATCGCTAGTGGATTGTATACCCCATAGCAAGTCCTGCACTCTTGGCACTATGCGGAATGTCACAGCAGGCAGTAGGCGCTTCATCATGTCTTTAGGGCTAAGGTTCTTTGACTCAATACCCTGACGCTTATGGTCGGCATCATGCGGTAGCCAGCAGGTGTCTATGATTAGATCCAAGCTCTTGAGCCACTTAACACAATGGGCAAATGATTCGTTCCATGCCTCATAGAAGTGGATACAGCGATGCTCGTTACCAATGATCTGTACTACCCATATAGCAGTACCGTCACTAGATCCGATGTCAAAAAAGCAGTGTACTGGATGTGACTCCACTACTGGTTGCTTCACTATCCTACCATCGGCCTGTGCCTTGTTAATCTCACGTAGCCAGAATGCTCCCTCTGGAAACTCCAAGAAGTCACCATCCCATACATGCCCATAGGTGTCAGGTCGTAGGTCTAGGTCTTCTAGGCGCTGATTAGTGAGTACCGCTGGCATCCAAGGATTATCCTGCCAGTTAATGTCGGTTATCTTACAGGTGTCTGGTGTATTGATTCTGAACCGCTTATGAGTGGCTGAGTCTTTAGACTGTGGATTCCATATAACCCAGCATTCACTATTCTCTTCACGGATAGATGGTAGCAGCTTCATGTAGGCTTCTTCACTCACAGTCTCAGCTTCATCAATGAATGCCAGTATGATACGGGCCTTTGACTTAATGC